AAGCATATTCTGCCGATTGTAAATTACTGCACCCTTCAAACATGCTATTGATATTCACTGTCACCGAATGTTCGGGCGGTGTGATAGGACTGCCCTGCGAGCCTGCCGTCCTCAGATTCCTACAACCGCTGAAGCAATGTGCATAAGATTCGCAATAGGGAGAATCAGAGAATAAAGATGATGTTATCGTAGTCAAGCCGCTATTCTGGAACATACCGGATGCGTTCCTGATATCAGGAATTGTCACACCACTTACATTCAGCAAGCTTGTACAACCATAGAATGTTTCATTACATTGTGTACCTCCATTCGTCGTATAATTGAATGCACCTGAACTTACACTTGACAGATTGGTACATTTATAAAACGCCTGTCCCAAAAACAATTCACCTACGGTCCCGGAAAACATATTGTTCGGCAACGACGATACACCCGAAGCATCACAAAAACCGTATGCGTTTATTGTCTCTCCCGAAAGATATTTGAACGTTATTCTGCACGGTGATTGCAAATTAGAACAACTGGAAAACATGTATATACATGTTTTTATATTCGTCGCCCCAATATCATTACTTATACTTGACATCCCGCTGCATCCAGTAAACATGTAGTTAAGAGATGTTCCACTACTTGAAGTCCTTAATTGTCCATTTACTGAAGATATACTCTCACATCCGTAGAAACAATAGGAATAATCGTTTATCAAATTGCCTCCAAGCACACTTGATAAGTTCACTGAGCCACTCAATCCACTATTTCTATATGTACTCACAAACGTACCACTTGTCACAAATTCAAATAATCCTGCCGGAACACTTTTTAAACTACTACATCCATAAAAGAATGAATCTGCTGAACCACTCATAAGACTTGTAGTCCAACTTACAACAGATTGAAGACTGCTACAATTTTTAAATGCTCCTTTATTCCATGATGTTCTTACATCTTCAATAAACCATTTTATTACTTTTGTCAAACAGTTCTGAAAACTTGAAAATCCATCTGCACTCCATGATAAATTAGCTGACATTCCATTAAAGTCAAACAATATTATTTTCGTTCCTTCTGAACTATAGGTGTGTGAACTTGTTCCTAATGTCTGGCTACCATCTCCCCATTTGACACGTAAATTGTTAAGTCCCATTGAAGATGTATTTAACACTGGCAACGTCAGACTTGTACCATTTGATACACTTACTTCCAGTACTGCACCATCTTCCATGATAATGTTTATGGTTTTACTGAATTCTTCTGGTCCTACAAAATAACTTCCGCTTTCTGTAAAGTAATTCTGACTTGTTGCTACCCACGCATAAGTATCGTTACAAGGTACCAACCATGATAATGTACCTGAAGAACTTGTTACACCAGAACTTACATTATCTTCTACTGTTACTCCTGAAATAGGTGTACCAGTCTTTGTTCGTACGTTATAAGTGACGACATTCACATAGACGTCGTCGTTACTTATACTTGCCGAACCATTCTGACTTTGATATCCAGCTTTTGATGCTTGCCAACTAAAACTCTGTGGAGGTACATATGGACCAAATACTGCTCGTCCTGCACCATCTGTATTTTTCGTATAACTACCAAGAGTAATACGTACATCTCTTATAGAAATTCCTTTCTCATCTACTACATCGAAAATGACCTTATAAGTGTTGACTCCAAGAACTATCGTTGCACTCGTATTATATTCC